CGGGGCGCGACCATGTTCCGCTTTTTCGACATCGGGCGATGTCGGGGAATCGGAACGCGTCGCGTCGGAACCTGCCGCCTCGACCTGTAGGACTTGGCCGACACGTTTCCGGTTGGTGCTACTCTCTGTGCCGGCGCGTCGAGCCTAAGTTCCGCGCCCATCCACCGGCGAAACGTTTCGCTCCCATCGTCAGAGGGTGATCGCGCAATCTGCGCGACATGCCCCGCGTCTCCCGCCTTTCCACTTCCATCGCCGTTGCCGCGTGCGCCGCCGCGCCGTCGGCATCGATCGCCCTGGCCGCTTGCGCGTTCGAGCTGCCAAAGGTGGGCGACGGCAACACCTTGAGCGTGCAGCTGACGCCCGCCGGCGACTTCAAGCCCTGGGATGGCCGCGAGTTGAAAGTGCCGGCCTGGCACATCGACCAGGCGTTGGCCACCGCAGTGATCGGCCGCTTCGCCGAACGCGCCAATCCGCGCGTGCTCGATTACGAGCACCAGACCCTGCACAAGGAAAAGAACGGCCAGCCCGCGCCTGCCGCCGGCTGGATCACCGGCCTGGAATGGCGCGATGGCCAAGGCCTGTTCGGCACGGTTGCGCTCACCGCGCGTGCCAAGGATGCGATCGCCGCCGGCGAGTACCGCTACATCAGCCCGGTTTTCACCTACGACGCCGCAACCGGCGCCGTGCTCGACATCCAGATGGCGGCGCTCACCAACCTGCCCGCCATCGACGGCATGCAGCCACTGGAGCTGCGCGCCGCCGCCACCTTCGGAATCCACGCAGAGGATGAACCCATGAACAAGCTGCTCGCCGCCGTCATTGCTGCGCTCGCTCTCGGCGCCACCACTACCGAGGACCAGGCGGTCGCTGCGCTGACCGCGCACTTCAAGGTCGATCCGCTGGCCGACATGAAGAAGGCGCTCGGCGTTGCCGATGACGCGAAGCCGGAAAGCCTGGTCGCCGCGTGCACCGCGCTGCGCACCAAGGCCGACACCGCCGCCGAGGCGGACCCCGCCAAGTTCGTGCCGGTCGCGCAATTCGAAACGATCAAGTCCGAACTTGCGGTGTTGACCGCGAAGGTGCGCGGCGACGAAGTCGCGCAGCTGGTCGACGCCGGCCTGAAGGATGGCCGCTTGTTGCCCGCGCAGAAGGATTGGGCAACCGAGCTCGGCAAGAAGGATGTGGCCGCGCTGTCCGCGTATCTGAAGACCGCGCAGCCGATTGCCGCGCTTTCCGGATCGCAGACCCAAGGCCGGTCGCCGGAAAAGACCGCTGCCAACCCGCACGGCCTTACCGCCGACGAGCTGGCGGTGTGCAGCGCCACCGGCATCAGTGCCGAAGAGTTCGCCAAGGCCAAGGCCGCCTGATCGCTTCAACCGTCATCGCGCGGCCGTAGCCGCCTGAACCCGTCCGGGTCAGTCACAGAAGGATTTCACCATGACCGCTCAAACCGCCGATCGCCTGGTTCCGCGCCGCGCCGGCCATCAGTTCAGCGACCCGGTCGCTGCGGCAAAGATCATCTACGCGGGCTCGATGTACGCGCTGGACGCGAACGGCAACGCCGTGCCGGCCGGAACCGCGGGATCCGGCGTTGCACGCGCCGTGTGCCAGACGCAGGCGGACAACACCGCCGGCGCGGCCGGCGACATTTCCGTTAACGGTGAAGCCGGCGTGTTCCCGTTCGCCAACTCCGCCACGACCGATCTGATCGCGCGCACCGACATCGGCAACACCTGCTACATCGTCGATGACAACACCGTGGCCAAGACCGACAACTCCGGCGCCCGCAAGGCGGCCGGCGAGATCGTCGACGTCGACGCCAACGGCGTGTGGGTCCGCATCGGCTGACCTGACTTCCCACCCAGCGGCGTGGTTCGCCTCGCCTGACCTTCCAAACCTCCGGAGCACTTCCATGATCATCAACCAAGGCAACCTGAAGACCCTGTACGTGGCCTTCAAAGCTGCTTTCCAGGGCGGTCTCGGTCAGGCCGCGCCGCAGTACGGCACCGTCGCCACCACCGTTCCGTCCACTACCGGCTCGGAAGAGTACGGCTGGCTCGGCAAGCTGCCGAGCTTGCGCGAGTGGCTCGGCGAACGCGTGATCAACGGCATCACCACGTCCGGCTACACCATCAAGAACAAGCAGTTCGAGTTGACCATCGGCGTGCCGCGTCCTGCGATCGAGGATGATCAGTACGGCGTCTACACGCCGCTGTTCACCGAAATGGGCCGCAGCTCTGCTGCGCACCCCGACGAGTTGGTGTTCGGCGCGATGGCGGCAAACGGCAACTGCTACGACGGTGCGGCGTTCTTCAGCGGCGCGCACCCGGTGCTGAATGGCAACGGCAAGGCCGTGAACCAGTCGAACGACATGGGCGGTGCGGGCACGGCCTGGTACGTGCTGGACAACAGCCGCGCGCTGAAGCCGATGATCTTCCAACAGCGCAAGTCGGCCAACTTCGTCGCCAAGGATCGCGAGACCGACGACAACGTGTTCGACCGCAACGAGTTCCGTTACGGCATCGACACGCGCGACAACGTCGGCTACGGCTTCTGGCAGATGGCAGTGCGCAGCGGACAGACGCTCGATGAAGCCGGCCTCACCGCCGCCATCACCGCGCTCACCAGCCGCAAGGGCGACTACAACCGGCCGCTCGGCCTGGTCGGCACGCACCTGGTGGTGCCGCCGACGCTGGAGTTCGCCGCCACCGCGCTGTTGAAGAACGCCTTCAACGCGGCCGGCGCCACCAACACCCTGGCGGGGCGGTTGCAGATCCTGGTCTCGCCCTGGTTGAGCTGATCCGTAGGGCCGGCCCGCTAACGACTCCACAGGTCGCGGGCACGGGAACGCCGCCGGCAACAGGCGTGACAGCGTGGAGAGCCACGCACTGAATTCAAGGCTGTAAACCCGGCCGGTCGCAAGACCGCGTTTATTGCGAGGCCCGATCCGGGAAGGGCTCGCCCTCAAAGGCCACGGGGAGAGTGCTGCGGAACGTCGGTCCAGTAAGCAGGCCAGAAACCTAGACGTGACAGCCGGAGAGACGGCGCCGAACACGTATACGCCAGAGAGAGAGTTACTGGAATCACCTCATGCAAGCGTGTGGCTTTCCGGGGAGCTGCAGGGAAACCGGATACGAAGTGCCCAAGTGCAGCTGCATGACCAGAGGAATGCGAGGTGCGGCGTCCAGGTGATTGGCGCCGCACCGCTCGAAGGAATCAACCCATGTCCGTCCGCGCCAAGTTCAAGCTCACTTCGATCCGTCAGTCCTGCTACGGGGTGCCGCATGCCCGGACGCTTCGCTTCGAAGCCCAGTACGACGGCAGCGTTCCCGAAGACGTGCGCTTCTCGAACGCCACGCCGACCGGGCACTTCGAAATGGAGTGCAACAACCCGCATGCGCTCGGTCAGTTCGAGCTCGGCAAGAACTACTACTTCGACATCACGCCCGCGAACGACTGATGTACATCACGCCCGCACAACTTGCTGACCGCCCAGGCGCGACCGAAGTCGCGCAGGTCGCGACGCCCGATCGCGATGCGATCGTGGACGCGGGCTTGATGGACGCCACGCTGCGCGGCACCGATCGCAGCGCGTGGAGCGCAGATGAAACCGCCGTCGCGGATCTCGCCCTGGCGAACGTGCAGGCGGCGATCGACGACGCCGACAACGTCATCGACGGCTACCTGGCACCGCGCTACGCGCTGCCGCTGACCAAGCTGCCCGGCATCCTGGTCGTGTATGCGCGCGCGATCGCGCGCTACAACCTGCACAAGAGCCGGCAGTCGCTGGAAAACACCGATCCGATCGTGCGCGACTACCGCGACGCGATCAAGTTCCTCACCGCCGTCGCCGGCGGCCAGCTCTCTCTCGGCGCCGACGATCCCGTTCTCGACAACCCGGCCACGAATGAAGTGCGCTTCGAAGGCGACCTTCCCGTGTTCGGCCGTGACCAGACGCGCAACTTCCGCTGAAGGATTTCGCCATGTTCGATTTCATTCTCGGTTTTGCAATCGGTGCGGCCGCTGGGGCGGCCGGTGGCCAGACCTTCCTGAAATACGCGTGGCCGCTGCTGCAGACGTGGCTGGCTGCTGCCAACAACAAAGTGGTGACGCCGGCGAAGGTGAAGCTGTCAGCCCTCAAGGCCAAGGTGTGGTGATGCATGCAGGCCGCGCCCTTCGATGTGCAATCGATCATCGCTCGCCTGGTGGCGACGGTGCCGGTATTGCGCAAGGTCGCGGGCGCAGCGGACTTCGCCACGGTCACCAAGCTGGCCGACTTCGTGCCGCCGTGTGCATATGTGCTGCTGGCGCGCGAGAAGGCCGAAGCCAACAAACCCGGCAACGTGTCGCCCGGCGCGCAGGTGCGTGTGCGTCAGCGCGCCATCGTGACGTTCGGCGTGGTGATCGCGGTGCGCAACTATCGCCAGCAGCTCGGCGCGCAGTCGGCGGACACCCTGCAATCGATCGTGGGCGCGGTGCGCCAGTCGCTCATCGGCTGGGCGCCGGAGGTGGACGGCGGCAGCCCATGCATGTTGCAGCAGGGCGGCCTGTCTGATTACGACGGTGCCACGACGTTATGGACCGAGGTTTACCAAACCCAGCATTTCATCGGAGTCAACCCATCATGAAAGTCACCTTGAAGAAGCCCCACCGCCACAACGAAACCGACCACCCGGCCAACGCCAAGATCGACGTGTCGCTGCACGACGCGCTGTGGCTGAAGCGGAAGGATGTGATTTCGGACGGCCTGGACACGATCAGCGCCGAGATCAAGAAGCTTTCGACGAAAGACCAGGACGCCTACAAGGAAGCGCTCGATGCGGCCGCCGCGGCCGAGGCCGCGCGCAAGGCGCCCGACAACGTCACGCCGATCAAGTCCTGATCGTCGTCGCATTCCCGCGTTCCGGCTTCACCGCCATCAGCACTCAACCCTGAACAGGAATCACCTCCATGAAACTCGACACTCCGCAGTACTACTCCGGGCAGGGCCGCGTGCTGGTCGCCAAGCGCGGCGTCACGGGACGTCCGCTCGCCTTCGCGCTGTTCGCCGACTGCAGCGCCGCCAAGCTGGAACTGAAGTCCAATACGACCGACATCTACGAGGACCAGACCGGCGACAAGCTGCTGGCCGCGCAGATCCCCGGCCAGAAGAGCGGCACGCTGACGCTCACCTGCAAGCAGTTCACCAAGACCAGTGCGGCGCTCGGGTTCTATTCCGCCCCGCTGTCGATCGCCGCAGGCACCGTCACCGGCGAAGTGCTTCCGACTGGCTTGCAGGCCGGCGACGAAATTGCGCTGAAGTACGGCAACGTCAGCGACTTGGTCCTCACCGATTCCACGGGCACGCCGAAGACCCTGACCAATGGCACCGAATACAAGGAAAACTCCCTGATATTCGGCAACGTCGGCATCCTGGAAGACATGACCGCCGGCAGCTACGTCGAGCCGGTCAAGGCCGCGTACAGCTACGAAGCCGCCGATAGCTTCCCGATGTTCACCCAGATGCCGGAAGACCGTTACATCCGCATCGAGGGGCTGAACGTCGCCGAGAGCAACGCGCCGGTGCTGATCGAGGTCTATCGCGGCAAGCCGCAGCCGTTTGCCAGCGTCGACTGGATCGGCGAGGCGGCCGCCAACGAGGACCTCGCCATCGGTTGCCTCTACGACGCGCTGAATGCCGCGGACGCCAACTATGGCGGCTTCGCCCGCGTGACGTTCCTGTAAGCGCAGCGGTTGTCACTCATCGGGCTGCGCGCCGTTCCGGACGCAGCCCGATTGTTTCTGCAACGAAGAGAGAACTCATGGCCCGCAAACTTTCATCCGCCGCGCCGAAGGCGGACCCGCAGTCGAGCATGGCAAAAGCGCTCGACGATCTGTACATCATGCAGCCGGACGTCGAACTCGATGTTGGTGATCGCAAGGTCACGATTGGCGAGTACCGCCTGTTCGACGGCATGACCGCGCGCGCCAAGGGTGCGCCGTTGATCGATGAACTGGAATCGCTGGCGAAGGATGCCTCGGCGGCCGATGCCGGCATCGAGAAGTATCTGGACATACTGGTCAAGCATCGCGAGCTGACTCGCGAACTGATCCTGCTCGCCGTCATTCCCGAAGAGGACCGCGAATTCGTCGACAGCGTGAAAGGCCCGGACGCCGAGCGGCTGCTGATGACCTGGTGGGGCACGTGCAGCCGTTTTTTCTGGCGGGCGGTCGTGGGGCGCCAGCGCGATCGCGTGATGGCGGAGCTGCGGCGCAAGACGAACCCAACTGGTCAGACATCTTCAACACCGTCGCCCGCGCCGGCCACGGCCGCGCCTGCGACCTCGGACGCCTCTACACCGAGCGGCAATTGATGGCGCTGCATGACGCCGAGAAGCGTCGTGACCGACATGCGCGTGCGGATCTGATCGACGCGATCGCGGCAGCCTACGGCGGTTGCCGCAGCGATAAAGGGTTGCAGTCACGGCGCGAATTGCTGCGCCTGCTGCGCCAGGACTGAACCAACGGAGCAACCCACGTGGCAACGGGTGACAGCAATCTCGATCTTGCACTGCGGTTGAAGGCCGACGCCACCCAGGCGAAGGCGGCCCTGACCGAGGTGCAGGCGCAGATGGAGGCCGTCGAGAAGGCCAGCGCCAAGGCGAACGCCACATCAGCTGCGTCATCGAAAACCGCCGCGGCCGCTGCAGAACAGGAAGCCGAGGCCGTCGCCGGCGTGGCCGCAGCGCAAACCGCGCGCGCAGAAACTGAAGCCGAGGCCGCCGCACGCATCCACGCGATGGTGCAGGCCAGCCTTGAAGCTGTGGATGCAGAACGCGCACGCGTCGCGGCGATGGCTTCGACGTCCCAGTCATTGCACGTTGCGGCTGACGCCAACTCCGCGTTCACCAAGTCCACCGCGTCAATGGTCGCGGCGCAAGACGCTGCGATGGTCAGCTTTGCCGAGTTCAACAAGGCTGCCGTGAACGCCGGCGCGGCGATGACTGCACTGAAGTCGGGCACGCTCACCACCGCGGCGTTCGAGAAAGCAAGCACAGACCTCGCCAAGGCCGTCGGAATTGGCGCGATATCGGAGGAAGAATACGAGGCTGCGCTGAACCTGGCGGACAAGGCGAAGATCAAAGACATTGCGCTTACGGAGGCGCAAAACGCCGCGAACAAAAAGGCCTGGTTGAACGCCGCCGCGCAATCGGAAATCGCCACCAGCGCGAGCGAAATTTTGTCGGGCAACTTCGGCCGCCTGCGTCGCACCGGCGCCGCGTTCGCAAACCAGGCCGGCTTGCTCACCGCGGTGATGAATCCGATGGGTCTTGCGATCGCCGCGGCCGCGGTAGCCGTCGGTGCATTCGTCGTCGCGGCCATTCAGGGCGAGAAGCAAAGCGAAGCGTTCAGCCGCGCGCTGATCAGCACCGGCGCCGCGGCACAGGCGACCGCGGGCCAGCTCAACGATGTGGTGAATCGCATCGGCGCCAGCACCGGCCGCTATGGCGATGCCGACGAAGCCCTGCTTTCGCTGGCGCAGACCGGCAAGTACACCCGCACGCAGCTGGAGCAGCTGACGCAAACGTCGGTCGAGTTCGCCACGATGACCGGCGGCAAGGTGGCCGGCGGCGTGAAGTTCGTCGACGGCGTCATGAGCGGCAACCTCGATACGCTCATGAAGCTGGACCAGCAGTACCACTTCCTTTCCGCGTCGCAGCTCGATCGCATCCAGCAGCTGCAGGCGCA